GCTATCGTTAGTATGGTGCATAAAGATGCTGGTGGCGATGCCGCAGCGTCAACCGCAGGTGTTCAAGTTTCAAATGTTATATTAGACACAACAGCACAACGTGGTGATTATGTCAATGTATTGGCTTGGAATGGCGAGTGGCTAGCTGACGCAATGAGTAGTATCAATGCTGGTATTCACACATCATAAACTGAATAAATAAAGTTAAAGAGTCCTTAGAACTCTGGGGGTTGTCGTATAAAGGATGGCCCCCGAATCTAAAAAAATTTAAGAGGATTTATTATGGCAGTATATGGGAATGTAAAAGTAAAAGTTTTTATTCACTACGCAAATGAAAGTACTGAAGCGAGTGATGTTGGGACAATAGCTAGAGATATTAAGGATTATATCGATGGTTTAGATTCCACTAATAATGAGATTCTATCTATTACTCAAACAACATTGAGAGGAGATAGGATAATGACAACTGTAGTTGGTGGTACTTAATGGACTGTGTTCATTGTAAGTCTCCCAATCCTGAACAATGGTTTTATTGTCGTCAATGCGGTAATAAGGCATCTGACTCAAAGTTTACAACTAATTTGTACATGATGAGTAAGTTAGGTAAAAGAACTGACATTGAATTAACCAACACTACTGTTGAAGAAGATATAAAGCATAGAAATAAAGTAAATTATTCTAAATTAAAGAATAGATTTTTAGGTTAAAAATAATGGCTACTTTAAAAGTAAAGATACAAGAAGATATCGTACTTGATAATCAAGATTACGGGTCTAAAAGAACATTAGAGATTAGTAGTATTAATGAGGTAATGAAAAGAATTGTTACTTGTGCGGCTAGTCAAACAACAACTATTGCAGTTTTCAATTCAAATGCATATGGAGCCGCGGGGGCCATTGATATCGAAGATTCAAAGTATATTAGGATTACTAATTTAGATACTTCTAATGCTGTTGAATTGGCCGTTGTAGGAGCAGCTACACTATATCAAGTTAATTTAGCAGCTGGTCAAAGTCATGTTCTTGGAAGTGCTGATGGATTAATGTTATCTGAAGCAGATACAAGTCCTAGTTTTGGAACTATGGCTGATTTGGGGAGTATTCAAGTAAATCCCGGTGGTAATGCAGTTGATGTTGAATTATTTATAGCGAGTGCGTAATGGCAACTTTTGAAGCTCAAGTAGAAGGATTGACAAGTCTATCAATAGATGGTAGTAGTGCTCCAACTCAAACTGAATTAACTCAGTTTCTTACCGATGGGGCCAAAGAAATAATAAATATATTGCCATCTGAAAAATTGGATTGGTGTTCTTCTCAATCAACATTTACATCTGTTATGCCGGGTAGTGAAGCTGAAACATTGAATACTGGCAATGTGCTTAGAGTATATAGAAATGATGGCGATTATGATAGACCCTGTAGGAGAATTACTCCAGATAAGAAAGGATATGTTATTGACCCAGATGAAATGGAATATGCTTCCATGACCGACCCTGTTTACTATACTGAGAATAATAAGATAAATGTTCTACCTCAAGGTGGAGCGTGTAAATATGATGAAGTTCAATATCCTGCAGTAGCCTATACTGATTCAGCCATAAGTGTATTTCCAGATGAAGCTGAATATCTTGTAGTTTTATATGGGTCTGTAAAGTCATTACAAAATGTATTAGGTAATAAATCTTCTAACTCAGATATAACAACTGCATTGACAGCTATGAATACAGAATTAGATGAAACTCAGGCAGTATGTGATAAAATAGATGCTGACTTAGTTCTTGCAAAAGCGGAAGTTGTTCTTGCTAAATCAGAAGCTGCTGAACTTGCAACTCAAACAGATAATAGTAGTGATTTCGCAACCGCCTTAACTGCAATAAATACAGAATTAGATAAAGTGGATGATATTATTGTAGAAGCAAGTACAGAATTTGATAAGGTTGACAATGTAATTGTTGAAGGTAGTGTAGAACTTGACAAGTCTACTGCTCTTCTTGATTTGGGTGAAACTGATACTGAAGGAGATGTTAATACAGCATTGACTGCAATTAATGCTGAAATTGATGAATGTTTACCTATAGTGGATAATGTTCATACTGAAATAGCTTTAATTAATACTCAATCTGATAGTGCCGTAGCTGAAATTGTATTAGCTAATGCTGAAATTGATAAAATGGCGACAGAAGTTGGGTTAGATAATGCAGAATTAGATAAGGCAACCGCAGAACTCACAGAGGCTGTTTTACTTGTGGATTCCAATATTGATACTGCTACGGCCGCAATTGCCACCGCAGCAGGAAGAATAAATACCGCAGTCACATTAGCTAATGGTCAATTTGACGCTGGTGTATTAGAAGCTGCTCAAGCAGAAGGAGAGGCTGATGATTCTGCTATAGCCACAGCATTAACAGCAATAAATACAACTATAGACAAGGCGGTCGATGAAATTGCTTTAGCAAATGCTGAAGTAGATGAAATGGCGACAGTAACAGATAATTCTTCTGATTTTAAAGCTGCACTAACTTCAATGAATACAGAATTAGATAAAGTGGATGAGATTTGTAGTGAAGCTAATACTGAATTTGATAAATGTGATGCTCTTCTTGATTTAGGTGAGGCTGATACTGAAACCCAAGTTAATACAGCTCTTAGTAAATTTATTACAGAATTAGATGAAACTCAGGCAGTATGTGATTTGATTAATACTCAAGTTGATGCTGCTGTGGCTGAATTAGCAGAAGCCGCAACCCTTGTTGATTCTAATATTGATACAGCAGTAGCAGCTATAACAACAGCTCTTGGTAGAGTTAATACTGCAGTTGGATTAGCTAATACTGAATTTGATTTAGTTAGTCCCGAAGTTGTTTTGGCTAATGCTCAGGTTGACGCTGAAGATATAGAATTGGCAAATGGTTATATATCTACAGCCCAAGGATTCGCTAATGCTGGTTCACAATATATTAGTGAAGCTCAAGCTTCATTATCAGAAGCTCAGGGATACGTTAGTGAAGTATCAGCGAGAACTGGTCATGTAGGGTCTCAGGTAGGAGTGGCTCAAGGATATATTTCAGCAGCTCAAGGATATGCTAGTGAGATTCAAAGTAAAATTAATATTGTTAATGGATATTCAACTGAAATAACATCACGATTATCTCAAGCTCAGGCTAAAAGGGAAGAATCTCGTTCAAGAATAGATTCTGGTAATGCATATCTACAAGAAGCTCAACAAAGAATTGCTCAAGCAAATGGATATGCTCAGGAAGCCGCAAGTTGGGGAGGGTTTACATCTGCGAAATCACAAGCTATACAAGGATATATATCTACCGCTGGTAATTATGTACAGGCGGCTCAAGCATTTGGTGCGGAAGTTCAGGCATATTCTAATAGTGTCAGTATATTTACTAATACAAGTGGTAATAGGGTTAATCTTGGTAATGCATTTTTATCAGAGGCTAATGCATCAGCTTCTGAAGTTCAAGCTTATGTTAATGAAGTTTCAGCGAGGGTTCAGCAAGTACAGTCTCAGGTGGGTATAGCCCAAGCGTATATTGCAAGTGGGGATGGATATTCAAGAGTTGCCGATGGATATAGTAAAATTGCAAATGGGTATTTAGGGAATGCTAAAGATTATTTACAAGCGGCTCAGGGTTTTGCGTCAGTTGCTCAAAGTTATATTGCTGAGATTCAATCAAAGATTGCAATATCACAGGCATACTCGAATGAAATTCAATCAAGATTAGCTCAAGCTGAAGCAAAAAGACAAGAATCTCAATCAAGATTAGCGGCTGGTAATGCTTATTTTCAAGAGGCCCAATTAATAGTATCTCAAGGGAACGCTTATATTTCAGAGGCTCAATCATATATAGCTCAAGCTCAGGGATATTCTAATGAAGTTAACGCTAGGACTGGTTTTAGTTCTGCTAAAACTCAGGCGATTCAAGGATATATAAACACAGCTCAATCTTATATAGCTACAGCTCAGGGATTTGGGAATGAAATTCAGTCTAAAATAGGAATTGCTCAAGGATATGGTGGGGAAATTCAATTAAGATTATCTGTTGATACAGCTCATTATGGATGGTATGAAAAACAACAAGCAAAATTACAATCTGATTATGAGTCTGGTTTACAAAAACTTATTGGAGGTTATCAATCATAATGGCTGTTCATAAAATATCAGTTAAGCAATTGGTCAGTAGGATACGTCAAGTGTTTCCAAAGGCCCCTGAAAATTATATATTAAATCTAGTAAATGATGCTTTGGTAGAAATTGGTTTATACAATACAAAACCAGTACAGGCTAAGATGAGTACAGTAGCAAATCAAATGTGGTATAGTATTAGTGATTCGGCTAAAGATTCTAGCAATAATTCGCTTGAAGCGAATAAGGTTTTTAGAGTAGATTTGATGGATGATGATGGGGATTATATTCAAATCCCAAGATTGATAGATAAAAATATTCTATTAATGGATGCATCAAGTGAATCAGCATTAGAAACACCGGATGATAGATAATGGCAAGTAGTATAAAATATCCAGAAGATAACGCTAGATGGTTTATTGAAGGCGATAAGTTTTGTCTCATAACCAATGTAGATAGCGATGGCGATACAAGAAGTGTATCTCGTAAACAATGGAAGGCTATATCAGAAGCNGTTACAGATGGAGTTNTTACTNCATTATTATGCTGAACCAAATAATGTAATATCCATTAATGATGAATTAGATTTAGATAATACAATGCATCTTGCAGTTGTTGACTATGTAAAGAAATGTCTTTATATGGACAAGGCTGGCAATGCAGAAGACGCAAATCTCATAGCAACCTCAATGCAATTATCAAATGCACATCAATTAAAGTTTGATGATGCTGTTAAAAGGTTTGGAATGAGAAAGCGTGATAAGACTGGTGGTAGTAGGACACTTAAATCAGTAAGTTTAATGTAATTAATTCAGATAGGGAGCATTCTCGCCCCGCAAGCTGAATTTAATTTAATAGGAGAATATTATGGCGAATACGCAAAAATTTAGAGCACACGAATCATTAGCTGTAGACACTGCAGGAGACTGGCAAGTTCAATCAGTCGCTACTGTCGGTTCATCAGCATCAGCTGTAAGAGTAGATGGATATCATACAATACATCTGCAATCAGATGAAGATTTTTATTTTACTTTTAAAACCTCAAGTACAGATGATTTAAGTACATCAAATGACTTATATCTAAAAGGTGGAGATACATTATATTCATTAAAAATACCTCACGGATTAGGAGATGAAATACATCTTCAATGGGAA